TGATTGAACTTATCACGCATCTCTTTTAGAAAAGGCCACCGCATGACAACAAACCCGAACCCAATAACATCACACTCCATAACCTCGCCAGTCAACTCATCTTGTTTAAAATGCCCTTTTTCAATATCAAATCTTGTGTGCGCCGTCTGCTTTCCGGCTCCTCTGACATAATAATTCGCCGCCAACATCGGCAAATTATCTTTCTTGCACCGTTCAATCAAAGCATACATATCTGTCGCTTTATAAATATGGTCGCTATCAAGCCAAATAACCCAGTCACATTCATTCTCTGAAGCATACTTAGTCAAATGAGACCTTGATTGAACAGAATTAAATCCGTTTGTGTAAACGATATTTACATTGTCGCCATTGTTATAAATATCCGCTTGAAAGCCAGTCAGACTTATGACCGCGGGGACTTCGATAATTTTATAACATGGCATTAAAGCTAATATCTTCATAATAAAAGTAGGGGAGGGCTTTTACTCCCTCCCCGTTAACGGTTAATAACCAACAACAATGATTGAAACATCAGTTGCTGTTTGCGTACACGCTGTTACATGGTCATCTTCATACAACACAACGCTTAAAACATTCGTCGCTGTGGTTGCGTTCGGAGCCACTTTCACATGAGCGCAAGACGCCGTCGGAGCTTCTTTAAGGTTTCCGACAGCGCAAACAATCGCACTTAATTCGTCAATCGTAACAGTTCCGGCAGTACCAGTCGCGCCATCAACGTCAAGAGCAACAACTTTATACTTACCGCCAAACTCCGTTACAACCGAAGTATTTTCTGTTAATGCTGCCATTCTTATACCTCCGGGTTAAGCATATTCCCAATTCGACATGTATGTAAATGACTTAATTAGTTCAGCTGTGTCGCTCCTGTGTCTACAGCCACAACGCCGTAGTCGATACTGTTAAACGTCGCTTTCTGAATACCACCCATGTATCCAACAGCGTATCCAACTTTGTTATCATAGTCGAAAGTCTTTTCAACCATGAAAGAGGGAGCAACCCCACGACCTTTCGGTGAAGCATTAGCCATCAACGCCGCCTGCGCTCCGCAAAGTAATGATCTAAACGACCGGACAGCAGTTGTCTGACCACTGCTTGAGAAAGTCGTACTTGCCTGTGCAGTAGGAACAAAGTCGCTGGAATGAAGAATAACACCATCCCAGATACCTAAAGCGCCGGAGAAGATAGGGTTCTTCGCCCCTCTATCCTGTGCTTCACGCTGTGCCTGCGCCCAAACGGAACTAGCTGCGGTTTTAAGGTCAGCGGCTTGCCACGGATGAATGAACATTACATAATATTGCTCGCCATTAACCCTGATTTTCTTAATACGAGGCGCACCAACGATTGACGTTTCAGCTTTCACCCGCGCACGAGTGATAAACTTAGTTGTCAAAATATCAGTAGACGCCATAGCGTCAAGACCAGAAGCATCAGCACAAAGATACCGTTTACCGTATCCATTGTCCTCATCTGTGCTAGATACAGGGTCACCAGTATTTGACCATGTCGCACGACCGGAATAAACACCGCCACCAACGTCTGTCAACGTGGTAGTTCCAACACCGCCGAGTTTCATGAAAATCTGTTTTTCAATAAACTCAGCAATCCAGACCTTCCCGTCATTCAACGCTTCCGCTCTGGTGTCATAAGCAGCTTTCTGGCTGTCTAACTCACCTTCAAGACGTTCCGCGTTACGGATCTGGTCAATAAGCACAACATCAGAATATGTGCTTTTTGCTTCTTCATTACCTTCCAGCTCATTATCGCCGATAACACCGTCACCAGACAACCTGTAACCGATACCAAATGTGATACGGTCACCTTTCTTTTTGGTAAGATCGTCTTTGACTTGGACAATATTATCCTTGCCGGTTCCGATCATACCTTTTTGCGTGAAATAAAGTTCCGCCATCATATCGGAAAATAGCTCTTTATCCCACAACTGCGCTCTTAACGCAGCAATCGAAGCCGTATTAGCCATTTTATAACCCCTTTTTTAAACTTGCATAAGAAGCCTTCGCCTGACTTCTCTCGGTAGTTTGTCCCATTGTTCTTTCGGCAAACGTGCGGCGTCTTCCGGTGTCAAGTCATCATAACTGACAACTCTTCCACCCTTACCTGCCGTTATGTTCGCGCTTGTTTTGGCTTTTGACGCGTTTTTCTCAATACGGTCAACGTCTGTAACTGTTTTTCCGTAGTTCGGACTGATTTTTGCGATACTGACAACAGTATCAACAACATCTTCAACAGAATCTTCGCCATTTAATGCGTCGGCGATCTGTTTAGAAAACCGTGGCTTTTGTTTAGCGACCTCATGCGCTAATTTAACAACATCTTCAAATTTATCGTATTTTCCGTCAGTCAATGACGATATCTTATCTCTCGCATATATTTCTGTTTCTTTTATCTTCTCAGCAACACGCGCCTGCTGTTCCTCTTGCTGTGCTTTAGTCTTTCTGCTTTCCTCTTCCTCTTTTGCTTTTAAATCTTCTAAATCTTTAACAGTTAACGGCCTGTTCTTATCGTCACTGTCTTCTTTCTTTTGCATATCAATCAATTCTTCAACTTCTTCAATTGTCAACACTTTGCCTTCAGGGTCAACTTTAGCTTCCTGAAGCCGCTTTGCAAGCCGCTCAATCTTTGCCCTGGCAATAGAATCCTGAAGTTTATTATACCCGCCATCATCCTCAAGCTGTTTACGTCTCGCTTCTTCCTCTTTAACACGTTTAAAAAGCCCTTTGGCGTTATGATACTGATTCTTAATAGATCTTGATAACGAATAAAAAGCGTCTTTATTGTTCTCATAAAGGTCATGCACTTTTTCAAACGTATCATAATCTTCTTCCTGAAGAGTCTTTGCCTCGGATCTCTCTTCCTTCTTCTCCTTCTCTTCCTTCTCTTCTTTCTCTTCTTTCTCTTCTTTCTCTTCCTTATCAACAAGCCCATGCTTCTTCGCCAGCTCTTGTTCTTCTACCGACAAATCTTTAACCTGCTCGTCTAAAGAAACAACTTCTTCTTCTACCTGCTCCTCAGGAACAACCACTTCTTCTCTTGCCTGTTCTTCAGGAACAAACACTTCATTTTCTCCAGCCATTGTAGAGTCCTTTCATTATTTCGCACGTCATCGGTGCGGTTCTTTCGTCTATCACTAAACGCCTTTTCATAAACTCATGTTTACGACGTTCAATATTTCGTTTCTTCATCCTCGAAAGAAACGATAAATAAGTAAGCCCTGACTCCCTTGTCTGTTTACTCGTCCGCATTAAATCACGATACGCTTCGCGATACTGCGGTGTATCAATCGACCTGTCCCACGGAAGATTTAACTCTTCATAGTCTTCTGATCGGTCTTTTATTTTCATTCAACGACCCCCTGTGGATCCGCTTGAGCTTGATTTGTCATTGCAGCTTGCTGGCGTTCAATGCCTTCAATAATCTTTTCTTTCTGCTGCGCAGATAATAAACTTTCCTCAACAATGACATCAGGAGGAACAGGAATGCCGGACTTCGCCATGTCCGTTAACGTCATGAAATTTGTCATCTGGATGGTCTCGTTATAAGTCCCCTCCCCGATAGTAACGTCAAACTTACTTAACTTCGAATCAGACAACACTTTGTTAATCATTAACCTTGCCATCTGGACATCCGGTTCCGTCTGTAGAGTTCCATCATTGTCAAGAACAGGATTTCCTTCCATATCAAAAACAGGTTTCTTGAAATTTTCACTCAAAAACTTTTCACCTAAAACCTGCATCGCCGACTCAATAGTAAAAACTTCACTTAACTGTGAAAGCATGAACCTTCCAATCATCTCTTTCGTCTGGGCGTAGTTGTCCAGCATCTCCTGAATCATAACTAACCCTTGACGCTGCTTAAGCAATATCGCACGCCCGCTCTGCGACTCACTTTCATTTGCCAATAAATCAGGATTAACGCCGCCAGCCTCTTTAATGTCTTGAGCATTTTCCACCGCAAGCTGAGCATGGCCCTGGCTTAACTGCGTCGGAGATACACGCCAACTCGACGGAGGAACGCCGCCAATCTTCTCTGGATCATAAAAAATCTTGACGCCTGGCGATGAACCAAACTCAGTCAGCATCTGTTTGTTCGTGGTGTCAAGCGCGTCTTTAGGAATAAACATTCCTGAGTTCACGCTTGAATTCAAATGCCGTAACTCCTGCGTTCTTCGTTTGTTGTATTCTTCCTGTAAATCAATCAATGACCTCGCAATCCCCTGAATAAGAAGCGATGTGTCATCAATGTCAATCGTCATGCGCTCTGAAAAATATGGAAATATCGAATACCCTTTCCACTGAGGATATGTGCTTGCTCTCTCGTCGGAAAATTCAATGTCGCCTACAACCTGCTTTAACCGTATCTCATTCTTCCGTTTCGTAATTATCTTCGCGTCAATTATCTGTTCCTGAGCAATCAGATTCTCGGCTTCTTTCTTGTCTTCCGTCTCCAACATCACGCCTTGAGACTTTGAAATAACATAATAAACGTTTATCGGACATTTATAGTAATACTCGATTAGATCATACGATTTGTCCAGCGTGTCGTTTGAAATAACGTCCGGCCCGTGCGTCGGGTAATCAAGGGCCTGATTAATGTCGTCATCATCCGTAACCCCTAAATCAATTCTTCCTTTCGCTATCGACTCAATCTTTTTCTCTGAATCAGGAAATAAATCAAGCAAGTCCTCTTCAGATAAACCAAAAGTCACTTTAATAAGATACTTCCCGTCAGATAAATCGTATTCTTCAGAATTCGGGTCAAAAAAAACACGCTTCGCTTCGATCTTCCGAAACTTCATCTCGCCATTCAATAAGTCGTTCGTGTAATCAATATAAGACTCAACATAACAAACACCGCCGATAACCCCGTCTTTGAAAACTTCAGATAATTTATTCTTAAGACGAGATGTCTTTGAAATGTTCTTTATCAGACGGGTTGAAATCTCAGACAGAATCTCATCTTCAATGCCTTCAGGATACGCCTTTAAATCAGACCTGCTTTGACGTTCAATGCCAGTAACCAGTTTTATCAACGGACGTATCTTGTTTATTGTCAACGCTTTAACTCCGGCGTTCTCAAGCGTTGTCTTATCAGCTTCGTCCCACTGCTTGCCTAACGAAAATTCAAAGTCCTTCTTTATCGCTTTGAATACCTTTGAAAGATACCTGTGCGAACCTCTTCACTCTTCGTATACTTTCTTCCTAGTGCTTTTAGATTTAGTAC